CCTCCTGAAGTCACAGAAATTTTAAATCTGTGATTGTTATTTGCTGCTGTTGCGTCAGTTGAATCTGTATATGAACTTGTACCATCATTAAGTCTACTTGCAATTTGAACATCATCTGCTGATTGACACCCAAATGCTACAAAGTCAGTATAAAGAGCGTCACCTGAAGCTGCTGCTAATATAGCACCATGACCTATTTCAAATTCTTCTACTTTTCTAAATCCAATTGTAACTGCATCTTGATCCGTCCAGTCAACACTGTTGAATGTTGCATCAAAAGTCAGTGCATGAGTACCAATTGTACATGCACCATATCCACCGAATTGTGTACCACCGAATACAATTTCAAGACCTGTGTTGTCTGCAGTTGCAGCATCACCTTGAAGATTTAAACCTGCTACTGTAGCGTTTGTATCTGTTGCTGGAATTGTACCTTCTACCATAAAGCCACTTGCAGCGACTGTATGTGCACCCACAACACTACATTGTGATGGACACACTTGACCAGTTGTATTTGGCCAAAGCATACTGAATAATTCACCTGCTGCCATTACACCATCAGCTCCGCCTGCTCCTGTAAGTGTTGAAACAATTGGAGTTGGACATGAAATGTAATCCCAATCTACAAGAATTGCCGGCATTCTTCTTGTTAGAATACCTGCTGAACTAACTGAAAAATCATCAGTATAGACACCAGTTGAAGCCGCTTGTGTGGTAACTTTAAGACCAGATTCTGCTCTTACCGTTCCTTTAAAAGTTGTATTTGCCATAATTATATCCTCCTAGTTTTGCGAATGTAGTCTCTAGGCCGTCGACTATACTCGTCTACATTCTAATTAATTTATATAGTATTTTTTTTATAGCTCTTTTTTAAAAAAAGCGCAAGTGATCTTGTAGTAAAAAATTGATTTTTGATAGCGCTTAAGTGGCTATCGAAACTTCGGCCTGGGCGTCTTTAATTTGTTCAAGACGAGTTGCTTCTTCAAACTCTTTGGCAATAATTTCTTTAACAATTTCCTGAATTTTTTTATCAATATAAGACATATTTATATTATATCTGCCCTCCTTCAGGTGCTCTTGTTGCCATTCGAGTTCCAAGGACCGTTTCATATTGTATAGGTCTTGAGTCATTTATAACCTCCTCATAGGTTATCCATTTACTCCTTAATGAATCGCTAAATCCATCTTTTTCCCACTTTACATCTTTTTGTCCTACTTTGTCAAGTATTGCTTTCTCAATAGCGTCCTTATCATCCTTAGATTTGATGATAAAATCAGCATAATAGCCATATGCTCGTATCTGTATTCTGAATTCTTTTTCCATAATTTTTCTTTTTTGCAATAAAAAAGGGGCGGTTTTGAGGCCGCCCCTTAGTATAATGTTAATTACGCACCTGGTGATCCGAAGACACCACGCCAGTCAGACCAGCCGAAGCTGTATCTTTCTCTAGCTTTGTATCTAACGTTACCAGTTTCAAAATCGCCTTCCATAGCGGTTTTGATTGGTGCTCTAACAAAGTGTTTTAGTCCATTTGGTACATCTGTTTTAATGAACCAAGCATCTGTATCAGTTAAGTAATGATTAACCACATAACCTTGTGGAACCATTCCCATAGATACAACTGCATTGATGTCATTATCAGCTGTTCCAACTCTACCTGGAGATTTCATCAATCTCTCAACAGTAAATTGAAGCGCAGAAGGAACAATCATTTTTTTCCCTTGAGCCGCAATTTTTAAACCACGTTCATCAGTAAGCGCAGCAATGTCAATCAGTGCTTGCTCTAATGAAGTTTCGTTTAAGTCTGCCGCAGTAGTAAGTTCATTCTGCTCTGTACCAGCTACAATAGCGTGGTCCGTTGCACAAAGTTCCTTACTGTCACCGCCAGTATATGAACTGTTAAACGCTCTGTTTAACACGTTTGCTGCTTTAACTTGTTTAGCGTTAGCCATAGATCTAGCTAATGCTTTTGTATAACGAGATGCGATTCTGTCATACAAATTGTCCTCAACCGCTTCTTCAGTGATTGCGAACGCTAAAGCAATTGTTTCATGCGTATAACGAGCAGTGAAGGTTTCATTAGCGCTGTCAAAAACAACCCCTTGTCCTTCTGCTTTTACTTGAGCATTTGCAAATCCAGATAACATAACTTCTTCTTCAAAAGCTCTGTCTGAATTTTCTTGATCAAATATTTGCGTATGTTCGTTAGCATAGTTCTTGTATTCCAACCCAAATAAAGCATTTAGGCCAGGTTCTAGTTCTTTTACTAGTTGTCCTCTTGATATAGCCATAAGTTATACTCCAGTTGTAGTTGTTAAGAAGTGTTCGATGATGATCACTTTAAAATTACAATTAGCTGACGTTAAGTCGCTATTGTCTGGGTCATCAGAAACATTCATAATACGAAGATTCGCTGTAGTCGTCGACTGAGTATCCGTTAGTTCAGTTTTAGATATGTAGTGAGGTGCTGCACCTGCCGCAACGGCAAAGTCAGCATTCGCTCCGATATCACCTTGAGCTGTTGCTCCAGATGCGTCGGATTGTACTTCATATAACTGAAATGGATCATCATGTATAAAACCTTTAATATCTGTTGCAGCATTACTTGCTTTTAAGTTATTTGCAAAAGTAGGTTTCGACGTCGTCGCGTCAGTAAAGAAAACACCCTGAATAGAACCTAACAGAGCTCCGTTATCGGTAACTGCTGCTATTGCAATACCAGCTCCTGATGCTTTTACAACATCATTTTGGTAGATTGCAGAAGCGCAAGCTGCGATTTCGTATTCTGATAGACCTTGGGCGTCTCTGTTACTTCCGACTTTGCCAATTGGTCTTAGACCAAAGGCAGCGTCTTGGTTAGCCATGTTTTTTCTCCGTAGTTTACAGATTGCTCTGTAAACGGTTAATAAAATTTCGTTGGGTTAGGAATCGCTAATAAATTAGTCTTTCTTAGTCCCACCGAAGGTTACACGAGTCTGCCTCTCAGCATTGATCGGCATACTTGGGTGCTGATCCTTCAAAAGATCGCTTTCAATCGCTTCGTCTTTGTCTTGAGTTACTTTTTTAAAGTAATCATCGCGCGCTTTGACGATCTCTTCTGGTATCCTTGCCAGCAACAGGCCACCAACTCCGATTACCCCTTTGTATTTACCTTCATTCATCACTGGATAGTCGGATCCTGGATATGCATCAGCTCTTACAAGCTCGTATCCTGATCTCAATCGACCGGCCATGTTCTTTGTATCATCAAAGCCCATAGTCTCGGCTCTTATCCATCTATGATGAAATCCTGCAGGTGCAGGGGGTGCATCTAAAGATGATGGTGGAGTCCAAACAGCTTTTTTAGTAGTTTTTTCTCTAGTTTGGCTCGCACGGGAAGTTTTTACTTTATCTTCGTTTTGCATATGCTTATGCCTCCTTCGTGATTTTTAATTGTTTCGCATATTCTTCAAGTGGCACACCTAGTTTTTTAGCGATTGCTACTTGAGACGATGTGAGTCTCACAGTTTTGCGACCGGGATGAACACTTCGCTTCGCTGAAGCTACTATTTGTGTTCGGTTAGTCGATTCCTGGGACTTAGTATTATCAAATTTATGCGGGAAGTCAAGTCTCATTCTCTTGTCTATCTCAACATAATATTCGTCCGAATTTGGATCGAATCCTTCTTGCTCGGTTAGTTTCTTATGGTAATCAAAAGCCGTGTACGTCATGGCATTGTCTTTACCAAACCAATCATTCTTTTCGGCCCATGATTCAGCTCTAGGATCTGGCGCTGGAGGTCTTCCAATCGCTTGATCCAAAGTAGGTGTTTTTACTTCTTTTTCCTTAGTTTCTTCAACTCTGGTCTTAAAAGCTGCAACTCTTGATTCTTCAACGCCTAGTTTAGCAATTTCTTTTTGTGCTTCAACTTCAGCATTAATATCACTCGCTTCCCTTGCTGATGCAAGTTTAGCTTTAGCTGCTTCCAAGCCTGATACAACTCTATTTTCCATAGCAGTTACATAGCTTGGTTCAAGTTTCGCCATTCTTGTTTTAACATCAAGATGTTCTCTTTGAACACCTTTGGCATAATCCAAAGCGGCTTCTTTTTGTCTTTCCGCTTCACGCCATTTTTTAGTTAACTTGGCAATTCTCTTTTGAACACCTTCACTATATTGTTCTAATTCTTCTTTTTTCTCTTCTACTTTCTCTACTGGTTTTTCTTCTACTTTCTCTACTGGTTTCTCTTCTACTTTTTCTTCTACTTTTTCTTCTACTTTTTCTTCAACCGGCTGTACCGCTTCTTCTTTTTCTTCAGCAATATCAACTTCAGCGCCTGGGCCGGTTGTATCAATATCAACTGTTTTTTCTTCTGGCATAGTTTCCTCCTATGTTTAATTATGACTCAGTACGGATTCAGGATCCTTAATGGTTCCTAAAACTTCATCATCATTCAAGATGCGCACTTCGCCGCCTTCTATGGGTAGTCTTGATCCTGCATAACGTGCAAAGATGACCCATTCACCGACCTTGCACCACGGACCTGTTGAATATTTTTCCTTATCTTGATAGGCCAACGGACCCATCTTTAAAACATAGCCACAGTTTGTGGCAACTCGTAATTTATCTAATGATTCTTGCGCAATTAAAATTCCACCTTTAGTTTTTTCTCTGGGTGTAAAGGGCAAAACTAAAAGTCTCCAGCCGCTTGGAACAGGGAGCTGGGATCTCTTGGTTTTTAATATTTAAATATTATATATAATAGGTATAGGTATGGATAAAGAGAAATCTCGTGATCTTTCTGACATGTCAGAAACTGAAATGCAACATGCTGAACGTGGACATGGTG